CTTCTTCAAAATCATCAGGAGGGCCTGATGGTTTTGCCCGGCCTCTATTTGGAACGGCTACATTAGCCTTGAGTTTCTTTTCCCTAGAGGTCCGAAGTGATTCAGCTTGTTCTGCCTTATCAGTATTAATCTGATCGGACTTACCGGTATTATACCCTTTTAAGAGGTAAATGTAATCCTCTGCGTCATAGCTATTCTTCATCTCTTGGATTTTCGAGGGTTGCGTGGATAACCACCCTGCAAACTCCTCTCCATTAACGGTATTCTGCCAATCCGGGTAGGCCTGAGCTACTAGTCCTAATTGGCTATCTACATACCGTTCTTCTTCAGCCTGGCGTATAGGTTTTAACTTCTCCTCCAGTAACTGCTCTACGCGAGCCTCTAGTTGCTGAATACGTTCTGAAGTACCCCCTGCAATATCAGGGTACTCTTTCTCAAGTTCCGCCCATTTCTCCCCCACCTCTGCAGCGGCTGGCGGTACCCCCTCTTCTAAAGGAGTAGGTACTTGGGTGTTATATAACTTCCGCGTCAGAGCAGAAACTCTACCTGTATTAGATACAACGTTATGCTCTAGCTCCTTGATCCTTTCGCCCTGAGCACTGAGCGGCTCATCACTCTCGGTCTCAATTTCCTCGGACGCTTCAACCTCAACCCCATCCTCATGGGTTTCTTCTTCGGTATCCATACCATCCGATGTAGGCTCTTCAACAACGTCGCTTTCTTCCGAGGCCTCAACAACTTCTTCAGCCCCGTCCACAACCTCGGGCTTACCGTCAACAGCATCCTGAAACGCAGCCTCATAATCTTCATCAGTTGCTTCCAGGGTCTCAGTGGCTTCTGTCAATGTATTCTCCTAATCTAATCCAAATGCAGGGTTACTATCCAAGGTGCCTATCAAATGTGTTTCAGGCAACTGTATAATCCTGCGAAGCGTGTGCGCCCGGCCTCTAATAAACTGAGTATCCTCGTAGCTAAGTTTAGGATTCTCTAACGACCGGTCTATGGTTTCCAACTCCTTCTCTACATACCTGAGAACGTAGTCCCAGGTATCTGATGCTGTATCAATCAAATGCCTTTACCTTCTCTCTGTGCGTAATCCATTTCGGACATGTGCATATTGGCCTTGTTATCCTCGACCAACTGCACTTTAGCCAACGTAGCCTCTAGTTGAGCCATCGAAACATCCTGCTGTTCTGCCAGACGCATCATCTGAACTTTAGCGTTCATCTCCGCAATCTGAAGCTTCACTTGTAACTCCTTCTCTTTCATGACCATCTCTGGATCCGGCTCTTCTGCCTGTTGGGCCTGTTGCTGCTCCATTGCCTGAATCTCTTCGTCTGAAACAATCACATCATCCGGTGTGATGTGCTGGGCCTGGGCAACCTTCCTAAACAACGCAGCGTGTTTAGTCAGAGGGCCAAATACTGGGCTCTCAGCTAACTGCATCATCGTAATCAGCGCCTGGGTCTGTGTCTCCTTAACAAGAAGGGTAGAACTACCCCGAGCATCCACCTCAAAGTCACCCTTGATCTCCGGCTTCGGATTGAACTGCATATTCCAGTCGTAGAACCGAGAAATAAGTGGCGTAGTGACGTCATCATCGAAACTCTTCACTACGCGTCTAAGCACTACGTTCGAAGAATTGAGCAACATCGACATCCCAGAGGCGGTATCTGGGGCCCCGCCCATTTCACCCTGGGCCAGCATCGGCAGAGCTGTTACGTCATCTGCCATATTCCTAGCCAAAGTATAGATTGCCAGTAACTCATCCAGATGGGAGCTAGTTTCGTGAGTAGCGAATGCAGATCGAACGTCCACAGTAGGGTCCGTAACGTGCCAAGTTTTCCGAGGTCGTAAATTCCATTGCCCATCATCAGGTATCAGTACCTCTCGGTTAATGACCACTTGTCCACCGGTGGTGAGAGCGGCGTTATCAAGTGCCATTCGCCAGCTCGCGTTAGCGATGCGTTGTTCATGGCGAACAAGGTAAGGAAGACCAAAACCAAAAACACTTGTATCGTCCGATTCGTAACAGAACAACGCATAAGGTCGTTCTTGAGTTTCCATAGGGTTAATATCAGCTTTAATGACAACCCCATTAACAAAAGTAACGATAGCCTCGTTAAGTCCCAGATCATCTTCTTCATCATCTACCTCATAACCGCAACAGGCGAGGTCTTCCTTGTCGAGCGGTCCGTGGTATTCCCACATCTCGTAGCGCCCCTGCGTTAAATCGGTAGCTAATCCCGATAGCTCCCGTAATCTAGCAACGTGCGTCTCGCCACCACCGGCGATATTCTTGGGCGTAGAAGATATAACTTTCCTAATTTCTTTCGGGAAATAACCTGGGGTTCCAGCCAAGTCAATCAATTGACGCTTCGATACGTATCGCCGCTCAAACACAAAGTTACACTCACTAACATGCGTAGCAGCCATATCCGGGAAGAAATCCCAGACGTTCACTCTCTCAACACCAGGGCGGAACTCCTGCACCATCTGCATAGAGTGGGTTCCTCCCCCTAAGTTCTGCCAACTCTTACGGCGGCGGTTAAGAATTACTGGGGCCTTAACAATCCCTGTCCCAAATACGCAAGCATCATGTATGACATCTCGCATAATCGAGTGATATCTGGCTTCCGTAAGCTGATCGTTGATCTCTTTCTCCATCGCCCGAGATCTGTCCAGTGCGTCATTAAGCTTGTGGTTAGCGAGGTCCATCTCACGCACAGGTTGCCCATCAGGTCCCTGCATCTGCTGGCCTTCCGGCCCAGTTATGGGGGCCGGACTTTGGGCCATCTTCTGAAGCTCAGGCACTGGCGTCGGCTGAACCCCCCAGTTCTTATCGTCACTCGGGAACAACATATCTGAGAGCCTAGCTTCTGCGACACTGGTTTTAGCCCGAGTCAGGTTAACGAACGCCTTACTCCCGCCCGTAGCGGTTAAACGCGAAGCTGTGGCTGAGTCATACTGACCCATGTAACGTTCAAGATCTTCAAGCCAGCGATCCTCGACTACTTGCCGAATACCAACCTGTTCTTGAGCGAGTCGAGCTAACGAAGCTCCTAGTAACTGAAGCTGGTCAGTCTCACTCTCTTCTTCCTGTTTAGCCGCCATGCCCATAGCGTGCATACTCTCGTGTGCCATTAGTAACCTACCTCGGTGTCTGCAATGATTTTAGGGGTGGAGGGATAACGCTTGATCGGATCAACCAGGGGTCTGGCGTACCGAATCATCATAATTGCGTAGCGGGTAGCGGCCATCAGGTCATCTCGTTCCTTAACAACAATCCCATTCCGCCGATGGTAGATGCGAAACTCCTCCCACCAATCGCCTAGTAGCCGAGAAACCTTCAAGCGCCCCGTCTGCATTCTATCGAGCATGTCCATCAATCCGGCCTCAACCCCGTAGGACCCATCGTCAAACGATGCTCGTGTCTTCAACATATTCAACCCGGCTTCCTTATACTGCTCAGCCAGTGTTTTACCCGATCCCTTATCGTGCTGAAGCCCGTCATGCGGCCAGGAGAACGGGATATTATCGCCCCAAGTTCGTATACCGCCTGAGAACAGGATCGGCGTCGCGTTCTTAGCGCGGTGCGTAGCGTGGATGTGAACAACGTCAGCCTCTGGATCGTACAGAATCATCACTGCCGCCGAGGGATGCTGCCAGCCGAAATCAATTCCGGCGATCATTTTCCACCAGCCCGGTAACTCAGCTTTCTGCAACGGCTCCTCAACGATAGTCGCCTCGGTAATCGGAAACACTCGCCCCGATCCCATTATCGGTATACCTTTAGCCCGAGCTTCTCGCTCATGCTCCAGATATGACGCAACGATAGATTCCCGCTCTTTCTTCGTGTAGTGGCCAACATCTTCGATGGTCATCTTCACAACTTTCTGGGCGGGGGAGGGGTTCTGCAAGAATTTAGCAACCACGTTACTCATACCCAGCAACGGAGTGAACGTCAGTACTGCTCTTTGACCGATCTGACCTCTGTTCGTTCTAGTCAAGCCCTCCGCGTACAACTCCTCCGGCGGTTCCTCGTCGAACCAGACCATGTCGATTGTTTCACCCTGCCACTTCTGCCTACCTTTAGCGTAAGCCTTAAAGTAGCAGTAGCTAATATCGCCTGTTATATGCCGGATCTTAACGTGGTCAAACAGGTTCGGTGTCCCTAACGCAGGTTTAGGATCCCCGATGATAATCCGCCTCGGCAAGATACCGACATAAGTATCCTCCTGTAACTTACCGGGACGATCCAACAACAATCTCTGCGTAGTATCTCGTATCGTTTCCCCAGTATCCCCGCCAACCCAAATAACAGGCGCCTTATCAAACTTAACGCCCTCCCACCATTCAGGGTAATTCCCCGACAAGTGGAAATAACATTCCATTGCCCCGCCGTAGGTCTTGCCAGTCTGGTTCCCCGCCATCAAGCAACGCTCGGCGTATTTAGCCCCTATCTTATGGAACTCGCGTTGCTTCTTATAAGGTGTATAGACATGCTGAGCCTCTAATTTCCGAGACTCTAATTCCTTGAGTATCCGAATCCGCTGTCTTAACGACTCAGGCGTCTCAGGCAAGACTCTCCTCCAACCT